GAATCCCCGCTGCGGTGTAATCACTATTTGCGTCATCATCTACAATACCGACAATACGCAAAGGTAATGTTGCTGTAACAGCAACATTCGCCACACTAGCTTCGGAATTTGATTTACCTGTATCGGTAGAACCGGTACGGGCAGATGTTCCCAAGTCGGTGTTAGCAAAAATAGTTGCTACCGCAGTAGCTCGGCTCGTTAAAGAAGCATCCGATGATACTTGGAATAACTGATTTGGATTATCAGCTACATAAGCGCGGACAGGATGATTCGTGTCTACACTTACTGCGCCTGATCCGGGCCAGTAGTCCAACCATACGGGTTGCTTCCGAACGGAGTCTTGATACATCACACCGGTTAAAACACCCAGTGCTTGCGTCGTCGCCCCGCCTGTGTCGCCTGCATAATCTATATACCCAGTGCTAAGTGGAACTACAATCCCGCCATTATAGATAACATTAGTGTTACCACTAGCGATTTCGTATTCAGTGACACCTGTTGAATTAGGGCCACTCCCCACCATACCAATAGGACGTAGACCATAGGCACTTTCTTGATTTGCCATAAGACCAATCTCCTAAGAAAAGGTCACTCTTTACGAGGACCACCAAAAGTTACACGAGATTGACGGTCAGGTTTACTGATCGCCATAGAAGAGTGGCTGTTTTCTCGCATCAGATTATCATCTACAGCTTGCTGTAGATCTCTGGCTCGACCATGGTAATAAGCATTTCTTTCTTTTACCGTTTCGAGTGGTATACGAGCTAACATTAACCCTCCAACCCCAAAAACACCTTCGTATTTTCCTGATTCAACAACCGGAGACTCGAAATCCGGATACTCTGAGGCTCGAACAAGTTCGTAGCCTTCTCGTAACCTGGCAGAAACATTTTTCGTGTCTTGAAAGCCACGTGCTTCTGCGCGAATCCATCGATGTTTGTACCCTTCGGGTGCAGGTGGTGCGTCCAAACTAGAGGCGGGTGCCCAAGGTTTCCTCTGAGCCTTTTTTTCTCTAGTTTCCGTTGCGCGAGGAGTTTTTGCGGTGCCCTCAAACCCTTTCTTGCTTGTAGACATCTAAATTCTCCTATTTAACGTATTTCGCGTATTCTGATTCAGGCACCCCTAACTTCGCCGCAATAGTTCTTTGGCTAGGCGTGAGTTTTACTTGCCGTCGATTACGTCCAGTTCGTGAGCGGGAAGCTCCAGCAACCGTCTGAGCGCCACGTCTTGCTGTCCCGTTGGTTTTAGTAGCGGGTTCCGAACCCGAAAAATTATCCGGAAACATGTCCCGAATGCGGAGATCAATTTCATCATAATACTCATCGCTCGTAGGGTCAAATCCTTCTTCCTCTACTAATACTTCATGGATAGCTCTTGCCGCTCCCGTCATTGCTACATCCCGTTGCGGAGTTTGAGCCATGGAAAACCATTTATTCTTACGTGCCCACTCTTCCGCACGTGGATCCCGTTGAATTTGCTGTTGAGGGGGCTGCTGCTGTTGTTGCTGCTGTTGCTGTTGTTGAGCAGCTTTTTGCTGTTGTGCCCTTGCTTCAGAAACCCGCTTGGCTTCTTCCAACTTGGATTTTTGAACTTGAATCTCAGTTAACCGACTCTGGGCAGAAACCGTAGCGTCCGGGTCAGCACTGCGAACTGCCTGTTTAAGGGCTTCCTCTGCCGACTTTTCTTCAGCAGCAATTCGGCCAGAATATTCGGACATGTAGCCATGATCCACCTGCTTTAAACGAGTCTTGATTTTTTCTGATTCCGCCTGAACTTGTTGGGCATAACCAATGGCTTCCTGCTCATTGCGTTCCGCTTCACGCATTTTTTTAGTAAGGCGGTTAATGCGTTTCTGAACCGATTCGGAATATTGTTCAACCTCCTCGTCGCTATCGCCCTCTTCTACTGATTCGCTGGCAACTTGTTCTTCCTCTTCCCCGACAGTCACAACCTTCTCTTCGTATTCATCAAATTCCAAGTCTACCTGCCCATCATCCACTACGTGTGTTTGTTTATTCGATTTCGCCATTGCAGTCTCCGTTAATAACTGAGTATATCGTCAGGATTTTTGATAGTAGCCAACACTTCGTCGTCGTTAAGAATACGAACTTCTCCGCCTTCTATACGAAACCGGGAACCAGCATAACGAGGAAAGATCACCCACTCCTTTTCATCACACCACGGGCCATCTGGAAACTTATCCGTATCGGCATAACACAGGGGACCTTGTTTCAACACATAGCCCACCACTGTTTGAACCTGATCTTCATCCAACTGCTGATCGGTCAAGAGAATGCCACCAGAAGTTCTGCCCTTACCTCTGTACGGTAGGACAAGTAACCTCCAACCCGTTGGTTGGGGCATACGGTCTAATAAAGTGGGATCTATAGAATCAGGATCAAGGACCCGTTCCTGGGGGTCAACATAAGCGTCTTCTATCGAAGTTTCTGTGGATACGTCAGTCATCAAATTGCTCCTGTTTGTCTATCAGGCCCGAGAGTTCCTGTTCTATGTAAGACAAGGCACTAATTTCTCCCATGAGTTTTTGATACTCTTCCATGGACTTAATGCCGTTGTTTCCTAAAATGTCTAATACGCTGTTTCGGCTATCCTTAATTGTTTTTTGAATAAATTGGATTACATCAATTTCATTCATTCGCATATTCCCTCATGTAGTTAGATATAATCGTAGCTAATCTTATACTATTTTTTTTCTGTTCTCCAGATGAGCAAGTCTAATTAGGTCTTTGTTTTGGCCCAGATATTCAACAGCGTGGTGATATTTTAAAAGCTCTTCGCACAGCCATTTGTCATAGACTTTAAAATCGCCTAAATAACGACCATATTTTCCCGCGTCTTTGTAAGTGCGTAACGTGACTACAGTGCCTACTGGCATGAACTCTTCAACAAACTTTTTAGCTAAAAGACCGTATTTTTTTTCTTCTTTGTCTCTTGTACGCGATTCGGGAGTGTCAATCCCATACAAACGAATACGGCCACGCTTACCAGAAACATGAGTATCCCAACCAAGGTCAACGCTACAGTCAACGGTGTCTCCGTCAATAATTTTTACAATAGTCGCCCTGTATTCAAACATACGTGTTGGTTTTTATCATGTCCGTAACTTCCAAGGCCCGACCTTTTACCTGTTTTGCCCAACGCGAATCGAGAAACTCAATAGCAGCCATATCATGGTTGGCCGCCTCCATGTGGGCAATCGCTTTCTTAAACTTAGCAAATCGTGGTCTGCCGAGGTTAAAGTGCATATTGATGATTCCGTCTTTCCTCGCACCTTCCTCAAGCTCATTAAACCACGGATATTCTGAACTTAATTCCTTGATAGTACGCTCAATGTCGTTCTGGAGCATATAGTCGATCTCGTCATCACTGAGGCCGAGTCCTCGATGAGTTTTTGGGTCGGCTTCCCCGATTTTAAATCCATCCTGAATGTTTCTGCCGCATCCTATCGTCAACACACCCAAACTGTCTTTATAGGCGTGGGTTTTAACCCCTTCGTGACGCTTAAGCGTATCAATCAGTTTGTCCATATTACTTCCTACTGTTATTTGCACCAAAGAAGAATGCAGAGATACCGGATACAAGACCGCCAAGATAGCCCAAAACAAGATTAACAATCGCATCGTCATTAGATTCTGGCTCCTGCATTGTCACAAGAAAGACATAGGCAAGAAATCCCACCAAGGCGAGCATCGCAAATAACTTGGGGATGGGGTCGTCACCGAACACTTTTCGTGCATCCTGGACATCCTCAACTTGCTTGGCAAATACATCCACATTCATTTGCTTCATTTTTAAGGCAAACTCTTTTTCGGCTACCTTTATTTCTTCTAATTGTTCCGGGCTGGCTTCTTCGAGAGCCTCTTCTATTGATTGGGTATCTGTCTTTTTAATACCCAGTTTGCTGGCTACCATCTTTGCGGCCATGCCGCCCATGGGTCCGCCTACAGCAGTTCCGATAGTCGGGGCTAAGGCTTTAAGCAGACCACCAAATTTCATCTTAGCTCATTAATAAAGAACATTACTTTTATTATAGCGTTGATGTTAGCCACCACTTTTACCCAGCGCCGGTTCGGCACTTTCCTCCTCTTCGCTGCGTTCTTCCTCGACGATCTCGTCGATGGTGTCGCAAACATCCGGGATCGTGACGCCCGATACAACTTCAGTGGCTACGCGGCCAACGGCC